TCTCCCGTTCCCAGGTGACCCGCAAGGTGAACGAGTACGTGGAGCAGAAGGGCCTGAAGGCGGGTCAGAACATCACCCTGGACGCGACCCTGCAGACCCTGCTGCACCCGCCGGAGGGCACCCAGGTGACCTTCCTGAACATCCAGAAGTACATCAACCCGCACTACATCAAGGAGATCAAGCCCGTGGTGGAGAAGAAGCCCAAGGCGGTCGTCGACCCCGACGCGCCGCCCAAGGAGAAGAAGGCGCGCCCCAAGGTGGCCAAGGCGACTGCCTAAATATTTTAATGTTCGAAAATAGTAAATGGCTCGTAGCAGTGGGAACGGTGGAATCGGTGGTTCAGGCGTGTTCGGTCTCCTAGGCACGACTGTTAATTGCAAGGCCGAAGACAATTCTCTGTACTGTACCGCGGCCAAGATCATGAACGTGCTCGTGTGGCTAGCTATTCTTTATGGGCTGTTCATCCTCGCGCGCGAGTACATTGCGAAGAAGTGAGTACTTAAAAATCTCAACCTAAGTTACATCAACAAGAAATGGAGCCTGCCCCGGCGGTGTCTAGGGACCTCATGAATACCCTCGCTGGCACGAAAATCAAAACTATCGAACTGTATCAACGGGCTTTCACTCACAAAAGCGCGTTGAAGCGGTACTCGGGTCTGACTGGTTCGTACGAGACACTCGAATTCATGGGGGATTCGGTGCTTGGATTTATAATCACAAAACACCTCTTTGATCTGCACGAGAAGGAGCAGGAGGGATTCCTGACGAAAGCCCGTACGAAGATGGTCCGAGGCAAGACCCTGTGCGAGATTTCACAGGCGCTCGGTCTCGACAAGCTGATCCTCATGGACGAGAAGGGTGAGCGGAACGGCTGGAACACAAACGAGCACATCATGGAGGACGTGTTCGAGGCTCTCGTCGGTGCCATATATCTGGATCTGGGAATGGTCCACGCCAAGAAGTTTGTCCTCGAATCTTTCACCAAAGTTCAAACCTCACTCGTAGACGACAATTACAAAGACCAATTGATGCGCTGGTGTCAAGCCCTCAAGTACCCTTTGCCAGACTACCAGGTGACGGGTCAGATCAGCGGTCAGTTTTTCATCAGCGTCTATGTCGATGGAATGAACTGTGGTTCTGGATTTGCATCGACTAAAAAGCAGGCTGAGCAGAACGCCGCTCAAATAGTGCTTAAAACTGATCCTCGATTTAAGAATAAGGATGGACCCCCAAAGCGAGACCCTAGTCGCCCGGGCCCGTGAGCTACTCGCGGCTGAATACGCCGAACAAAGGTCGCAGGAATGGTTAGATCTGCGTGATCAGATGATCACAGCAAGTGACGTCGCGAGCGCCATCGGAGACAACCATTACGAGACGCCCGACGCTTTCATAAAAAAGAAGGTACTCAAGACCAAGTGGGCCGGGAACGCCGCCACGGCCCACGGTACCCTGCTCGAGCCGCTCGTCCGTGACCTGTACGACGAGCGGACAGGACGCAAGTCACATGAGATTGGCCTGGTTCAGCACCGCAAGTACGCGTGGCTAGGCGCATCCCCTGACGGCGTCACGGAGGACGGCCTCTTGATCGAGATCAAGTGCCCTCTGACCCGTAAGATCGAGGCCAAGGTACCGAAGCACTACTGGCCACAGGTCCAACTTCAGTTGGAAATTACTGACCTTGAAGAGTGTGACTTTATTCAGTACAGACCAGCCAGGATCGAGGACGGAGTTCCTCGATCCCCCGAAGAGTTCGTCGTGACCCGGATCAAGCGTGACCGTGAATGGTTCGAAAAGAACCTACCTGCCATGAAGGCCGCCTGGGACCGCATCTGTGCGGGGCGAAAAAACGGGTTATGTGACCTCCAGGATGACCAGACACCAGTCCATTTTAAGAAGGAAATTGTGTGCCTCTTACAAAAGGACAATGAAGTCTGGACCGAGCCTCGGGTGGAAGTGCCCACACAAGCCCAAGATTCTCAAGTGTCGTGAGTGTTTGGGGGATTTTTGTTCGAGATGCATTCAACTTGAGGTGCATTACTGCCCCAAATTGGACGAACGGTCGAAAATTGAGAGGGATAATTTATCCAAAAAATTGATCAAGGTCGTAGCCCCTAAAGTCCAGGCTTTTTAGTTCTTGTTCTTGAGCTTCATAACCAAGAAGAAACCAAGAACGGCGAGCGCCAAATAAAACAAGATCCCGTCAGCACCCTTGGCCGCGATCCAGCGCCCAACGGAGTCTGAACCAGTGCCTTTATCCATCCAGGACCATGGCGCGTCTGGGCGGTACCACGTGCACGTACCATCTGCGTATTCGAACTTGCGAGCAGGGAACATGCGATAGGGCGCGGGGTTGACGCTGGCCGTCTTGAGGTACATGGCGCCTGACGCGTTGAACTCTGGACTCTGGCTCTCCTCGACCTGGGCCTGCATCTCCATGGGCGTCTCGTCAATCTGAGTAAAGTACGTACCGTCGATAAAGGTATCCTTGCGAAACCCATCGGTGTTGACGCCGTAAGTGCCCGACCAGGTGTAGGGGTCGAACCCGTCGATCTGAAGGCGGTCGTCAATCATCCAGGCTGTCGCCATCTTACCATAATTCTACATTTTTAAATTAGCACACCGCATAGACCTTCGTCTGTACTTTTACACGGTGGACCTCCCACATCTCGTCGAGGTCCACGTTCAGCATATGGGCCAATTGAAACATGTAACTGAAAACGTCACCCATCTCCATCATCACGTCCGTGCCGCGGTCCTTCTTGAGTCCCGTCTTCTTGTAGATGCGCTGCTTCTGACGAATTGACGAAGCTAATTCCCCCATCTCTTCGTTGAGCAACATCCAGACTATGCTGACTGGAGCCTTGTCCCATCCCTTGTGCCGACACATGGCCGCAGTCTCATCACGATATTTATTCATTACTTACTTACTTACCAAATGTCTGAGCCCCTTAAGCCCGGTTAAAATGCGCCATCAACCTGCGGTTATTCACCAATACCACAGCTGTCGCAATCAGAAGCGCGAGCTCGGCCGCCATCTTCCAATTTTCTATTACATTTTTGTTCATAGACTTGGTCTGGGCCCAGGGCTCCACAACTCCGTTGCTAAATAGGCGGATAGCTCGGTCGAGAGCGAAGAAAATCAAGAAACCCAAAAGGATATCATCGAGCGCCCGAACCATTTAGTTGATCCCGAACTTGAAATTACTCGGGATTTTATTCCCGTAAGTGCTCGTGCTCACTGGCGTCTCCAGAGGAACCGGGTTCCGTGAGATGTCACGCAGGTACACAATCTGTTGGAGCATACCGGTCGAGATGGTCGCCGTAGCCTCCTTGACCACCCGGGCGTTCATTTTTGAAACCTGATTGAGGATGTCCGTGTACGGGTCGGCGGACAGGTTGGTCCAGACTCGACGCATAAGCGCCTGGAGATCAGGGTCGCTCTGGCGCTCGATCTGATAACCCGTCTTCTCCTTCATGGCGCGAGTTATGGCACCATGAATATATTCCCGATTGAAATCCGAGAAGTACGCATCGGACAGGGGTGTGGGCAGCGAGTGACGCGTAGGAAGGCGGTCCATTGAGATAGACGAGGATAAAAAAAAGGAACGTATGTCTTTTATAGAATGAAGGTCATCAAGCGCTCAGGTGATGAAGTGCCCATGCTCTTCGACAAAGTGACCAATCGAATTCTGAAACTAAATCAGACACCAGAGTTTGCTCCCCTGAATGTCCAGCCCGACAAGGTGGCCCAGAAGGTTTTCACGAGCATGTACGACGGCATTTCCACGACTGAAATTGATAACCTCACTGCCGAGGTCGCCGTCGCTATGATCACTGAAGACCCCGACTACGAGACTTTGGCTATGCGGGTCGCTGTTTCGAACCTCCAGAAGGCTTGCCCTAAAACCTTCTCGGACGCGATGGTCGCCCTGCACGTCAAGGGCATCGTCTCGGACCACTTCATGAAGTGCGTGGCGCTCGAGTTGGACGCTGTGATCCAGCCGAAGCGCGACTACCTCTTTGGGTATTTTGGGATCAAGACCCTCCAGAAGGGCTACCTGAATGAGGGTGAGACGCCCCAGTACCTCTTCATGCGCGTGGCCGTCGGCATTCACGGAGACGACCTCCCGCGAGTCCGTGAGACGTACGACTTGATGTCCCAAAAGTACTTCACGCACGCCACTCCGACGCTTTTCAACGCCGGCACAAACAACCCCCAGATGTCGAGCTGCTTCCTGGTGGCCATGAAGGACGACTCGATCGAGGGCATCTATGAGACGCTCAAGGAGTGCGCTCACATTTCAAAGTGGTCCGGGGGCATCGGCATCCACTGTTCGAACATCCGTGCGAGCGGCTCGCGAATCAACGGTACGAACGGTGTGGCTGACGGCATCGTGCCCATGCTCCGCGTCTTCAACAACACCGCCCGGTACGTGAACCAGGGTGGCGGGAAGCGCAAGGGGTCTTTCGCCATCTACCTCGAGCCGTGGCACGCTGACGTCATGGAGTTCCTGGAGCTCCGCCTAAATCAGGGTGATGAGGAGATGCGCTGTCGCGACCTCTTCACGGCCATGTGGATCCCTGACTTGTTCATGCAGAAGGTTGAGGCGGACCAAGACTGGCACCTGATGTGCCCTAACGAGTGCCCTGGCCTGCCCGACGTATACGGCGAGGAGTTCAATGAGCTCTATAGGATGTATGTGGCACAGGGACGCTTCAAGAAGAAGGTCCGTGCTCGGGACGTCTGGGACGCCATCCTCAAAAGCCAGGTCGAGACCGGTACGCCCTACATGTGCTACAAGGACTCGGTCAACGCCAAGTCGAACCAGAAGAACATCGGCGTGGTCAAATCGAGCAATTTATGCACTGAAATTGTAGAGGTGAGTAGTCCTGACGAGACGGCCGTGTGCAACCTGGCGTCTCTGTGCCTTCCGACTTTTGTGCGGGACGGGGAGTTTGACTTTGAAAAGCTCCACGAGGTGGCCCAGATCGTCACTCGTAATCTGAACCGCGTCATCGACCGGAACTACTACCCAACCGAGGCGGCCCGAAAGAGCAACATGCGTCATAGGCCCATCGCCATCGGTGTACAGGGATTGGCCGACGTCTTCATGATGCTCGGTCTGGCTTTTGACGGTCCTGAGGCTCGGGAACTCAACATGCGAATCTTTGAAACTATTTACCACGGGGCACTCATCGAGTCTCACCAGTTGGCCCGTGAGGAAGGACCTTACGAAACATTCGCAGGGTCTCCCACATCCACGGGTGTGCTACAATTTGACATGTGGGGTGTGACGCCCAAGCACTACAACGACTGGGGGGTTCTTGATGACGCGATCCGTGCAGAGGGCCTCCGGAACTCCCTGCTGGTCGCACCCATGCCTACCGCCTCGACCGCCCAGATCATGGGCAACAACGAGGCTTTCGAGCCTTACACGACCAACATCTACTTGCGTCGAACACTGGCTGGCGAGTTTGTGATGCTCAACAAGCACCTGGTCAAGGATCTTC